GACGTTGAAATGGCGTACAATACGCGCTTTGCTGATATGTCAGACGAAGAGCAAAATCGCTGGTTTCCGAATATTGTTCAAACCGACCTGAGCGTTAGCTTGACAAACGCGGCGAGTTGGCAGACTCAAACAACGGAAACCGACAGCACCGGGATAATCGTTGATATAACCTTCCCGTCTCTCGTTGGGTACAACAGCGCCAGCGGTGCAAAATATTCGGTTTCGGTCAACTTCGAAATACAGTACAGGCCGACAGGATCAAGCGATTGGATACCTTTCGCTAAGGAAGAGACGGATTTGAGCGCGGGCAGTTTGGATACATTGACCCAAAGTAGATTCAATCACACAAGCAGTCGAGTAGGATCGAAGATTTACGCTATAGGTGGTGCTATTTCTGCAGTGGCGCACACTACAAGCATCGAAGAATATGATATAGCTACAAATACATGGACAACTAAAACGGGAGTTTTGCCACAGGCTATCGAGCAACACGCGGCGGTAGTGGTTGGAACGGATATTTATATTTTCGGTGGTAATACAGTAGTAGCGAATCAGAATAAGGTTTATAAGTATGATACTGTAGCTGATAGCGTTAGCACTTTAGCCGATATGCCAGCGTCACTAACAGGTGTGCAAGCTATACAGGTTAAAAACGGTAGCTTTTCAAATCTGATTTTCGTCTATGGTGGCTTCAATGGTACAAACGCAGTAGCAGTCCTTTATGCTTACTCAATCAGCGGTAACAGTTGGACGACCATCACGCCAAGTTACACAGGATCAGGTAACGCTAGTTTAAGGTATAGAACGCTAGGCGCTATATTCCAAAGTAACGAGGATCGAAACTCGTTCGTCATTGCAGGTGGGCTACTACAAGACGGAAGCACAGCGACAGCTAATTATTTAGGCGTTCAAATCGGGGGCACAAGTGCAAGCCCCACTGCGCTAGTTTACACAGCAGATGAAAAGATAAACCTGCCTGAAGCGCGTTACTTCCACGCAGTAGCAGAGGACGCGAGCGATCCGGGGCAGGTATATTTCGCAGGTGGTATAACTGGCGGAGGATATAGTGATGAGGTAATCAAGTCGCAAACTCACTACCCATATGCCAGCAGTAAATTAACCGACACGATGGACGTTAGCAGGGCGGGGCTCGGATTCAATGAGCAAGGCGGTACATTGTTCATTGACGGTGGCACAAGTAACGGAAGTACGGCGCTTAATACAATGCTTTCAAGTGATAACGCCTCAAAGACAATCACAGGCGCTACAGCTACGACTTTGCGAAAGAGTTACAGAATCGAAGGCTTAACCGCCGATCAGTACGATGTTAGGATTAGGCGAACGACTGCGGATAGCTCAAGCAATTACATTCAAGACGTAGCAACGTGGACAGCAATTAGAAGTATTAAGTCTAGCGATGCGGTGACTTTCCCCTACGCTAAGACGGTTGCGCTACGTATCAAGGCCAGCGAGCAGTTAAATGGCGTACTTGACAGCTTCAATTTCATTTCTGAGACTTACCTACCTGTCTACTCTGGTGGCAATTGGGTAACGCAGAAAACACGCAATCCAGCATGGGCTTATAGCTATGTACTTCGCGGAATCGCGGCGAAAGAAGCGCTGGCAGATGCGAAAGTTGATACAACTTCGATTTCCGATTGGGCGACGAACTGTGACAGCGATAATTTCTACTATGACAAGGTTTGGGAGAGCGAGACGGTGTCGCAGGACATACTTCAAGAAATCGCGGCGGTAGGTCGTGCAAGCGTGTCTTATTTTGATGACAAAATAGGCGTGATTCAGGACAAAGCTATCTCGACCTATACACAGCTTTTCAGCCCTCGAAATATAGTCAAGAATAGCTTCGTAGGAAGCAAAGCGTTCACCGAAGTTCCGCACGCGCTCAAGGTTAGATTTAAAAACAGCGAGCAGGATTATATCGAGGATGAGCGCGTTGTTTATCGCGATGGATACAATGCTGACGGCTCAGGCGGTAATACGATAGCAACGAATATCGAGGAAATAACGTATCCAGGTATTACGACTTCCGATCAAGTTTACAGGCGGGCCCGTTATGATTTAGCTGTCGGCGTGCTTCGTCCTGAGATATTCAGTTTCAAAACTCCATTCGCTCATCTCGTAGCTACGCGAGGCGATAAAATCAGGCTACAGCATGACGCGGCGGTTATTGGGTTAGGCGGGGCAAGGATAACGGCGCTTGACAGTAGCGGGGGGAATATCGACGAAATAACGCTAGATAATTCTATCCAAACTTCAAGCGGTACAGACTATACAATTAGAGTAAAAGCAGAGGACGGAGACGTTTTTGAAGAGACGGTCACTGTATCTAGTACGGGCTTGAACAATGTTTTTAATATCACCACTCCATCGAACGCGACAGGCAGTTATGCGGTCGGCGATCATGTTTTAGTGGGCGAAGATGGCGAAGAAGGTATCGACGCTATTATTAGCGAGATTAGATACGATTTTGACTTGATAGCGGAGATAACCGCTGTGCCTTATAACGCCGACCTATATGATGTGGACAGCGAAGCGATACCTTCTTACACGACAGTCATTACAAAGACACAAGCAGAGATTAGAGGCGAGCCACCTTTGCCGGGTGTCGAAGCTGTTGTATCAGATGAGTTTGTAATGATTCGCGGTGCTGGTGGTAGTTTGTCGCCAGCGATCAAGATTGATATAACGCCTTTCAACGGTACGGGCGGTGTGCCTGCCTTTATCCAAGCGAGAGCGCGAAGGACTGACGATACAAACGGCAATTTTGTCTACTCGCCTCAAGCTAACGCGGAAGATAATACAGTTAAAATACCAGAGGTTGAGGAAGGCGCTACATATGACGTATATGTGCGCTACGTAAGCAAAGATTTTAGAGCGGGGCCGTGGGGGTTGGCTCAAGCAGGGCACACCGTAACAGGAAAAAGCACGCTACCGCCTGACGTTTCAAACTTCGCTATCACTTTTCAAAATACAGGCTTTTTACTGACTTGGGACACTGTTACCGTTCCAGACTTCAAGGAATATATTGTCAAGGTAGGCGCTTCTTGGAGCGCGGGTACTATTGTTGCTACGACAAAGACAAATGAGCTTTTTGTGGACGCTACGTCGAGCGGTAGCTATAACTATCACGTGAAGGCGGTAGATGATAGCGTAAACTCTAACGAAAGCGAGACAGAGGCGACTTTAAGCTTTACAGTTAACGCGCCTGGCACGCCTCAAAACTTGAGCGGTCAGAGTAGACAGGGAACAGCGTTGCTGAGTTGGACAAGCCCTGCTTTTTCTTCGCCTCGTCGCGAGTATGGAGTGCGCTTCTATAAAATCTACCGCTCTTTGAGTTCTGAAACTTTCTCAAACGCTACTTTGATTGCTGAGAGTGAAACGACTACTTATGCGTATCAAGAGGCGAGCGCAGGGACTTATAAATACTATATTAGTGCTGTTTGTTTTGGTGGGAATGAGTCAGCAACGCCAGCAAGTATTGAGCTTGAAGTCGATGACTCTGTCAACTTTATTTTGCAAAGCACTACTACTGACACTGATTTTACAGCCGGAACAGCTACAGGGTTGAGCTATGAATTGAGCGGTGTTTATCCGTTGATACCGACAACACCATGGCAGACTGTACACAGTAACAACAGCTGGACAAGCGTGCAGGATCAGATTGACGCAGGGTATACGTATTTTGTTCAGCCGACCAGCACAACTGGAAGCAGTTACGAAAGAGTTGTCGATTTAGGCGTTCAACTTGGAAACGGAAAGATAACAGTAACGCAGTCCCAAACAGCGATTGAAGGCACTTTGACTACTGATGTTACTATCAGCGTAAGCAAAGACAATGTAAGCTATACAGACTATTTAAACCCTGTCGATTTGCAATTGGTTGTGACAGGCTTTAGGTATGTGAAAGTGCTTTTTCAGTATAGCGGAGACGGTACGACGATTGCTAGATTGAACAGCGTTACAATCACTGTTAACGCGAAGCCGATCCAAGAAACTGGAACGGGAACAACGGGCGCAGGTGGAAGCGTTACAGTAACACCAATCTTGAGTTATAATGTATTCGCTTCTGTGATTGTAACTCCATCGAGCGGTGGGGCTACCGCATTGCTTGGGTATGCGGATTTGACAAACGAGCCGACTAGCTTCGATGCTTACGTGATAAACACAAGCGGAGTTGGACAGGTAGGCGAAACTTTTAGCTATGTTATCATTGGATATTAAGGGAAAGATATGGCAGTAACATACGATTTTCAAACGCCAGGAGTGAGCACGAGCGCGGCGGATACTCAGGAAGATATCCGAAACATTGCTGAAATGTCATGGGTTTGGCATGTGAATGCTTCACAGCACACTCTTACAAATAAGCCTACAGGGCTCATTGAAGCTTTTTATGATAGTACTGTTGATTTTACATCCAGCATACCTGCTTACGGCTATCAGAATTATTACTCTCTCAAGGCTTTTGACGGGACTAATTTGGGAAATGTAAATTTCATGCAGTTATTTGTTCACAATGACGGAGCTGTTCTGAGTAATACTGTAGGGACGAGAGGTCAAGAATTTATATCAATGGGGGCCACTGCTGGTTATTCATGTCAAAGTTTAGCACCTTGGACCATAAATGCAGACGTTGGAAATTCTGGAACAACTACCTATGATCCTATTTTAGCATTTCAAAATCAGTCAGTGGAACGCGCCCGAATCTACACAGACACCAGCGACAGCCACAAACTGAAATTTGACGTTGGTGGTAGTGATCAGATGGTGATTGACTCTTCGGGCAATGTCGGGATTGGTGAATCATCGCCAGACGATCTTTTACACATCAAAAATTCTTCAGCAGGTTCTAACGCAGGACTACGACTAGAAAACGCTGATCAAACTTGGGCACTGTACTGCCGAGGTTTTGACTCTGACAAATTCAAGATACAAGATATTGATGCAAACACTAGCCCATTTGCGATAGAGACAACAGCACCGAACAACACTTTGTACTTAGACAGTTCCGGGAATGTCGGGATCGGGACGAGTTCGCCTTCCGGTAAGCTAGACGTAAACACTGGAGTGATGAGCGGTAATGTCAAGATTGGTAATTTTGATAATGTAAACAATGGAAACAATACCGCGCAATTTGGAAACGGTACAAAACTAGAATTTATAGCAGACACAAATCCAAAATATTCACAGCATGATCCTTATACAGTTGCTTACGTAAAAGCAGAATATAGTGGTTCTGGAGCAGATACGACTTCAGGCGACACTGATTTAGTTTTTGCAACCTATGACGGTTTTGCAGCAACTGCAAATGGTGTACTTTCTGAAAAAATGCGAATCAAGGCAGACGGCAATGTCGGGATTGGGACTAGTTCGCCAGCTCAAGCTTTCTCAGTAGTAGCCAACAATAGCGCAGAAATAGCGAAATTTTCCGATGCTAACTCGAATCAGATATTTTACCTTCAAGCAGATAATGATGGAAATGGTCAACTAATCCTAAATAGAAACGCTGGAGCAGACACAGCGTTTATTGTTGAAACTTCCGGCAATGTCGGGATTGGAACGAGTTCGCCAGCAGGGACGATTGAAGCATCTGACACAAATGCTAGAGTTTACATTACATCTGATTCAAGCAACAATTCTACTCTAACTTTTAGAAATTCTAGTTATTATTGGAATACTCTTTTGTCTGGCGCGACAGGTTCGTATAGTTTGTATAACGGAAGCGTAAGAATGTCGATTGATTCTTCCGGCAACGTAGAAGTCAACACAGGCAACTTAGTCATCGGCACATCCGGCAAAGGTATCGACTTTTCAGCGACTTCTGGAACTGGTACGAGTGAGCTTTTGGATGATTATGAGGAAGGGACTTTTACGCCCACACTCACAACAACTGGTACAGGTTTTAGTTCTGTTACATATGACGCATCAGTTTCAGGAAGTTATACAAAAGTCGGAAGAAAAGTTTTTTTCACTTTGTTTATGGGGACTGATGCAATTACAAAAGGGAGTGCTAGTGGTGGTATAACCGTTGGTGGGCTACCTTTTACATCTAATTCAACTCTTGGCGTAGGTAGGTCAGTTGTTAGGTTGACAGCTTCAAATTTTTTAGCAGATGCCCCGATTGTTGGAACAATAACAGAGAACACAAGTTATATTCAACTTTCAAAAAGAGCTACTTCCGTTTCAGGTGACACAGCTTTGCAAGTTGCTGATATTGGAACAGGAGCAAACGCTAATTTTATGAGCATATCAGGAAGTTATCAAATTTAAAGGAGAGCTAATAATGGCAATTACAATTGAAGAAATTGAAGATCAAATCGAAATAACTGAGACAGGACACGTACAAGTGCGATGCCGGAAAATCGTAAAAGATGACGGCGTGGTTATCGCTAGCAATGTACTGAGCAGGAAAGTTATTTCGCCAGGAGACGATTACAGCGCAGAGAGTGCAAAGGTCCAGGCTATTTGCACTGCTGTTCATACTCAAGAAGTTATTGACGCTTATCTAGCAAGCTTGCCTCAGCCAGAAGAGGAAGTAGAGGAAGCAGAGGAAGAAGAGAAGCCAGCAGATAAAGCAGAGGAGCCAGTAGAATGAAAAAATTTACATTACCAGAATTGACAGAACAAGATTTGCAAGCGTTGTCACAAGTGCTTGAAGATTACATCAGAAGCGAATCCAATCAGGGACGCGCTAGAATTGCAAGCTTGAAGACTGCGCCGATTCTAAACGCTATCAATTGCGTGCAGGAAGTTAAGAAAGACGAAGACGAATGATGCTTGTTGGAATCAAAGAAAAGCGAGTTATCTAGCTTTAAAGTTTGCCTTATCTGAAATAGTGTACAATATATAAAACATAATAGGGACGGGCTACCCGTCTCAATTGTCACTATAGCTTATGAAGATGAGGCACAGAATGAAGAAATCGCAAGCTTTCAAACAAAAATCAAGTACACAGGTACAAGCACAGTCAAAAGCACAAAGCGCACCAACTAGAGCAGAAGCTAGAGCAGAAGCTAGAGCAAAAGTTAAGGCGGTGCGTGATGCCTAACGAGTACAATCCACAGGAAGAGATTTCAAATCTAACGCGCACGCTCAGGTGGGCGATAGGGATAGCGGTTGCCTTGTCTGTCACGCTTCACGGTTGGAGTTATCGCGCGTTTTCTGAGTTGGCTATCGAAAAACTTGACAGGAAAGAGTTTGAAAGCTTTAGGGATAAGCAAGAGCGCAAGCACGACTTGACTCGACAGACTTTAACCGACCTATCGAAGAGCATAACGCGCATTGAAGTTCTGCTTGATTTGCTTTTAAAAGAGGGGCGCAAGAATGAAAAAGAATGAAATCTTTACGATGGACAATTTACGCGCTAGCACTTTTATTGATAAAACATTTGCAACTGGTGAAGGGTATAGCGAAGAGAACCAGAAAAAAGCGGTCGCGCTTCCTTGTCGTGGGGCTTTGAAAAAATGGGTTAAACTTATACTTCCTGGATACGGCGAAACGCTTGTGCAATGTCTTGATGTTGGGCCTTATCTTTGGTGGGATGACGATTTTATTTACAAGGGGAAGCGCCCGTTAGTTGAATCATACTTCTACAACAAAAAGCATTTTCCAAGTGAGCGCAAAGGAAGCCGTGAGCGGTGGGATCGAATCAGCTTTCGAGGTAAAATCCCGTCGAGTCGTGCAAGCGTTGATTTGACGCCGCCTGTATGGAAGGATTTGGGCGTTACTCCTGAGATTTTGAAAAACGAGTTTAACGCATCAAGCTATAAAATGCTCAGTGTTAACAATATGATTATGGAATGGTTTGTCGATCCGAAAGAAAGCGAAGTGCCGGATTGGCTCGATACGGGCTATGAAGATAGGTTTAAAAAATGAGTTTTTGGAAATTGCCGATAATTGGTGACGTGGTTGGCATGATAGGCGATAGCCTTAACGCTAGGCGTAGGAGAAGGCAGACCAGACTTGAAGCTGAAATCAAAGCGCATGAGAAGCAGTTAGAGCAGGATATTAGCTGGGAAGCGTTGCAGGCTCGGAACGCGGCAAATAGCCTCAAAGATGAATACTTAACTATTGTCTTAACTCTTCCCTTGATTGCTTCGTTTATTCCCCCACTTGTCCCGTATGTCGAGGAAGGTTTCAAAGCATTAGAGCAAATGCCGGTATGGTATAGGGCTAGTTTGGGGGTTGTTATAGCGTCCGCCTTCGGTGTGAAAAGTTTTGTTAGTTTGATGGGATTGAAGAAGTGAGCGAAATCTGGCTAAATTGGTGGAAAGAAATCTTCGCGGCTAGTGCTATCGGCGTGGCTATCGTTGCTAAAACTCTGTGGACTAGCCTAGTGCCAATTCTACAAGCTTGGAGTCAGAACAGGGCTGAAAGCTACAGGCACGAAAGCAAAGTCAAAGAACAGGAGCAGATAATTAAAGCACTCGTCGAAGGTATTGAAGAGTACACAAAAACGGGCGGTGATTTAAAAGCTTTGATTCAATCAAAATCGTTTGCTTTCGGTGTGGCTGACGAATTGCACGCTATTGTCCAAGAGAGTTTGCAGTCGAGCACTCGAAAGTGACTTTGCATTGATCCAACTGGATTCGCTTTCTCAATACCTTAGCAAAATCCGCGCCTGGATAACTTGAGCTTTCGGCGCTTCTGATATAGTCCAAAATTATACTTAGAATGCGCGCGTCAAATTCGTGAGCAGGCAGGAAGTTGCAACTTTTTAATTCTTTGTATGCTGTGCTGTTTTCTAGCGTTTTGATTTTAGGTGGGTTATTCTTGCTCACTGTTTCCCCTTTAAAAACCTTTCTAGTTTTTTTGACGGTGTGTTGATGCGCTTATTCTCAAGCAGTAGATAGCGTTCTTCAATATCTTTTTCAAGTTCTTTTTTCAGCATTTTATAGCGCGTTAAAATGCTGTCGTTTTTCGAAAATACGCGCTTAATAACGCTTAGAACTTGGAAAAAATAGTCGTCTGGTGTGCGCTTGTCTGTAACGTCTATCCAGATGTGAAATTGCACGTCACCTTTTCCGTTCTTAATCATTATTGAAAATGCTTTTCCTGTTGTGTAGGCGTTTTCAAATCGTCTCCACTCAAAAACATGCTGTGGATTAAGGTGCGTGTATTTTTTAACAAAGAGATCGCATCTAGCTCTAATCTGTCTCAAATTTTCCTCTTTGTTTAACGCTTCCTTTTCCTCGTCTGTCATTTCGCGCCGTTTCTGTCTTATATTTTCCAAGTGCTTTTGTCGCGCTTCTTTTTTTCGCTTACGTGTTATTGCGTCCCGCTTTTTGTCATAGCCCGAAGCGTAGCTGTTGCGCTTTGCTCTAAACTCGTCGCGCATTTTCTCAATCTCTTCTGGCGTGGGCTCGCGACCGTCTAAGTATTTGTCCCTGATTTTGCACAATTCGTCTAGCATCGGTATAATCCATTTTTCATCTTCTGGCACAAGTAAGCTACCATTAAATTGCGTTGAGTAGTAAGTCTTTGAAACTTTCTGACCTCTATAAATTAAACACGCTGTTCCCTTGTCGTTTCTTATCATTGTGTTTTTCTTAGAAAGAATTTGAATAATCGCGCTAACGCTTAAATTCATTCCGTTTTCGGCAAAGTATTGCGCGCGCTCTTTGATGCTTAAATTGTTGCGCTCTTTCGTGCTTTTCTTCTCCAGTGGCATACTGTTCTTGATTTGATTTTTTAATCGTGTCCTGCCTGTCCTGCAATCTTCGCAAATTGTCCCGAAGTGGCCCTTGACCGCATTCGTACATTCATCATCTGAATAGCAAAGCGAATAGCCCGGTGGAAGTTCGGTTGTCAGATAGTCGCTCGTATCGAAAAATTGCCAGTCGTTTTTGATTACGTCGATTTCATTGAATCCGCGTGCATTCATAGAATATACCCCGTTTCGCAATCCATATGCTCAATCCAAGCAATTGCGACACCGATAGCGTCAAGAATGTGGTTTGATGTCCCGTAAAGCGGGCCTTTTTGCGATTGTATACCTTTGTAAGGATCAGAGCCACCACCAGATGGTTTAAATCGCTCCTTGATAGCTTGTTGCACTTGTGACTTTGTGGCACGCCTTGAGCCTGTGATTATATGTCCTACATCGGGCTTTTTGATAAGCTCAACAAAAAAAGAAGGCTCGGCGACAGCGTAGAAATAGCCGACCGCGAAGCACGTATCAAAAACGCTTTGACCTACGCCACGCCCGTAGTGCGATACGTTTTCAATAACCAGCCTGTCCGCGCTGTAATTTCGTATGAATCGCGCTATTTCTTCGTTTCTGTCGTAGTCGAAATCTTGCAAGCTATATTCGCCGTCTTGGCGCTGAATAACAGCTATTGCGCTTTGAGTTGGGCCTGGATCAATTCCGATAACGTAGTAGTCTTTTAAGTTTTTCATTTTATTTCCCTTTCGTTTTTAATTTACTATCAATTCTATTTTCTCGCGCTCTTATCTTCAAGAACTATTTTTGAATTTTTGTTAGTGCGTAGTCGTAAGCTTTCATCCAGCGTTCAAGATAAGCAAGAAAGCTTTCAAAGTCGTTTTCCAGGTAGGCTCGATTGATACCGTTTTCAACCTCTTCTAGCGTTTTTTTATGCTCTACTAGAATCGTCATAACTTCAAGGACGTTGTTGCCTACCTTCTTAGCTACAGCATCGACTACTTGATTTAATACTTTGTCGAATTTTTTAGCCATTTTCCACCTCTTTCAATTCGTTCGGCTTCACTCTTGAAGCGTCGATCATTTCAAAATATTTACCTTTCTGACGCAACTTGATCCAGCCTTTAAAGTTTGACAAATCAGACCTTAATTCAAAAGCTTGCATGTTATTCTGAAACTTCTTGAACCTGCCTGTCAACAACTTCCATTTGTTCGCGGCGCGGTAGCTTAAAAACTCATTGGAAAAATTCAAATACTCGGCGTGGAATTGTTGCTCAACTGTTATTCCGAAAATCGACTGCATTGGCTCGGACTCATAAAATAAAACTCTAATCATTTCATTCTTTTTCGAGCTGGTATACAATTCGACTTTTACTGAATCAACCTGAAACCATTTCGCGGTCTTTTGTTTTTCCTTCTTCAATTCAATATCAACTAATTCGACCTTTTTAATAACCTTAGCGAAAAAGTGACCGCATTCACTACAGGCTTCAGCCGTACCGCTCACAATCTCATTACAGGACGGGCAAACTTTCCCACCACCAAACGCCTCTTCCTTCTCTTCCAGCTCTTCCACGCTCTTAAATTTCCACCGCTCTTTGTAGGTGGGCACATGGGGCTTTGCCGGGTGTCCGTGGCGTGCGTAGTTGTCCGAAAGGTCAAGCACTATGCAATCGTCCTTCCCTTCTGCGATCCGCGCACCGCGCCCGACCATTTGAACGAAAAGGCTAGCTGATAGCGTTGGCCTGGCAAGCACGATACAGTCGATTTCTGGATAATCAAAGCCAGTAGTTAAAACGCCTACGTTACAGCAAGCGCGGAGCCTGCCTGATTTGAATTGCTCAAGTATTCGATTGCGCTCTTTCTTCGGCATTTTGCTGTGTACCGTATCGCACTCTATACCCGCTGAATTTAGCAAATCAGAAACGCGCTTCGCGTGTTCAATCGTCACGCAAAATATAATGATATGCTCGCGCTCCTGGGCGTGCTTTTCGATGCTATCAAGAACGCTTCCGATATGGCGTATCATAACTTTTGACAAGTCGCCTTCGTTGTAGTCGCCTGCCGTTCTTTTCACGCTTGACAAGTCTTTTCTTGCTGTTGGGCTCGCTTTGTATCGGATCGGGCAAAGATAGCCTTGTGATTGTAGTTCGTCCATCGAAATTGAATAGTTGAGCCGGTCAAACCAATTCGCGCTTTCATCTTTGCAGGCGTTCCCAAAAATGTAACCGTGATTGAGTCGGTACGGCGTAGCAGTAAAGCCAAGCAGTCGCGCTGTCGGTCTTTTGCTTCGATTTATGTCGATTATATCTTTGTACTGACTCGGCTTGTTTTTCGGCGCAAGCGTATGCACTTCGTCAATGATTATCAGGTTAAACGGCTCGCAGAACTGGACAAGCTTGCTATAACTTTGAGGCGTTGCTATCAGGATCGGTTTTTTAACTTGCTTTTTTGCGCTCACACTTGAGCAACAAATGCCGATATTTTCAACGCCTTCGGGGTAGACCGCTTTGATTTTGTCGAAACTTTGCTCGACTAACTCTTTTTGACGGGTCAAGATCAGAGTGCGAAACGATTTGAATTTTGTGTGATAGCGTTCTATCAAATGGCTGAAAATTACGGTTTTCCCTGCACCAGTCGCCGCCTGCAACAGCGCGTTATCTTCTTCTAGTAGGTCGGCTTGTATTGTGGTTATTGCGTCCTCTTGATATTTTCTGAGGTTTAGCATTGCTCAACCTCTTTTATTGCTTGACCGATCAAAAATGGAATTTGAGGAACTACGGCGTTTCCTAGTCCTTTAATTCTGTGTGCCCGATTGGAAAGCCCATTAACCACTCTACCCACTCCAAGTTCAGTTGCCCAGATGCCTTTCTGCCACTTTCTAATTCCTTCGTTGATACTGTGTTGCAAAGCCTTATGTAATGCCCTTTGCTCTTTCGCTGCTCTTCTGTAAGATTGTTGTATTTGTCTGCTTCTGATGCTGTTGGAGTTGGAAACATTTCTGGATGCGCCACTTGATCCCTCAAGTTGATGGGCATTCCTTGTTCCATCTTCCGAATCATAGTCTCCTTGCTCTTTGGGCCGCCTGTCCCTTCTGATGCTGTCGGCGTTCTGAATATCGGTGGAGTCCAGTTCTCCCTTGCAGCCTGTAAAGTTGATTTTGGGCCGTTCTTCTTGTTTCCGTTTTTGTTCGGGGCTTCGCAAGCTGTTGGGGTTGGAATCAGGTTTGTTCGCAACAATCCAAATTCTCTCTCTTTTGTGCCAAGCTCCAACCGCTGAAGCTGGAATGCAAAACCATTGCACACAATACCCCGCTTGGGCCAAGTCTCTAAGAACTCTTCCGAAGTACCGCCCAGACTCACTTGAGAGAAGCCCTGGGACGTTTTCAGCCACGACCCATTTGGGTTGAGCTTCGCAAATGATCCTATGCATTTCTCCCCATAAATCTCGTGAATCTTCTGAAGCAAGTCTTTTACCTGCGAGCGAGTGAGGCTGACAGGGGAAGCCTCCTGTAACAATGTCGATTCCTTTGTATTCTTTTCCATCTAGTTTCCTTATGTCTCTATGAACTGGTACGCCTGGCCAGTTCTTGTTCAATACTTTTGTTGGATAATCTTCGATTTCACAAAAGGCGGTTGTTTCAATTCCTGCCCAGTGAAAACCAAGAGCAAACCCACCAATGCCTGAAAATAAGTCAAGTGATTGCATCTTTCCCTTTCGTTTTTCGTTTTTCAAAGTTTTCGAAGTCGTTTCACTTCCTCAGACCATAGCAATTTTTCCCATCTATCAGTGACAACCTGCGAGTTTTTATCAAGCTCTATGAAATACGCATTGCTGGCGAACTCTTCCGCGCTCATTTTGTATTGTGCCTTGATTCGCTTGTCGAAGCTGTACAAGTATTTTTTGATCGTTCTTGATTTCATCTTCTTATTCTTGCAAGCGCGTACAAGCAAAAGCCTGTCTCTATCGTATGCGCTGAATAAGTCGCTGTGCTTGAAATTGAAAAGCGGTTTCAATTGCGATTGTATTCGGTCTAAAAAAGCATCGTCGAAATTTGTTAGTTTTTCAATTTTCCCCTTCTCAATAAGTTTGAGGAAGTACGCGGTTTTTGGATCGTTCTTTTTGATATAAGCGTAGCTTTCGCGCTTCATTTTCTCGGTCGGCTCTTCACCTGCTTTGATTTTCCAGGGGTTTGAATACTTGCCAGTCAAACATCCCGCATAGAAATCAGCTCGGTCGATACACTTGAAAAGATGCGTTAGGCCACGGAAAATATCGTCAATACTCACACAATTTGCAGTCGTGCAGGTATTGTCAGAACTTTCAAAGTAGCGCACTTCCTCGTTATCACTCATTAGAATGGTGCGTCTTCGGTAGTCGTTGCCGTTGCCGGATCGGCTATCTCTTTAACCTTACTTGCTGAACTGCTTGTAGCGCTTGCGCTCTTTTGGTTCGCACTTGTCAAAGGTTTGAGCCGTTTAATTCCGTTGTGGTGTCGTGTCTCGCCGTTGTACTGGGTTGTTTCAACTTTCACAACTGCCAAGGCTTTTTTACCGACCGCACTTTCAAAACTTTCTAGCTTTCTGAATTGCTCTTCTGTAAATCCGAGAGCTAAGAAAGTTTGAAAGATAATCTTTTGGCTTATCTTGTTGTCAAGGATTTGGCGCTGGTAAAGCGTTCTTCCCTTATCAAGTACAGTGTACTCAAGTTCAAGCATAGGTTTGCCACCCTTGCTTTCTTTCAAAACTGTATTCGCTACTATCACCGGGTATTCGCCTTCGGGGAGCGGTTTGAACTCCATCTCTTCCTTAGCTTCGCTGATTGCTTCTTCGTCTAGTCCGAATTTCGCCCATACGCTCATTGTTCTACCTCTTCCTGTGCTGGTTCGTTGTTCATAATTTTGTTATAGATTGCTCCGAGATCTGGCGCTTCGTTGAGTGCTAACCTGCCTGAGCGATCCTTGGCCACATAGTTGTCAATCGGCTGTGTGAGCAAAAAGCGCTCATACTCGCCTGACTCACCCATCTCGACGCGATAGTACAATACTTCGTCAAAGTAGGCTGGCAACTTCTCAGCTACCGCCTTGCCTGGTACGTCTGCCCCTTTGAATCGCACGTTGTTTTCGTCCTTGTTGATTTTAGGTAGGCATGTGAAAACTACGTTGTAAGGCTTCAAATCTCTAAACGCTTTGATGAGCTTCTGGAATCGCTCCCCGTACTTGCTCCACGCCCTTAGCGTGTCTTTGTCTGTCGGGTATTGCTTCTTGATATGCTCAAAACAGCGCTCGCCGATTTCAGTAAGCGAGTCGATAAATACCCACTGGTATGAAGCTTTCGCTTCGTCCTCGTTTAAGTGATTGAAAATGTCAATCAAATCATCAAAAGTCTCAACTTCGAAGCCTGAAACGTGACCGCTTCTGACCTCTTCAATTACCGACAGCAATCCAGACTCGGCGCTGATGACGCATACCTTCTGGTCTTTCGGGATCGTCTTTACAAGTGACGTTTTTCCCACTCCTGGCTCACCAATAATCATGGCGACCATTCTTTCCTGACTTTGCACTTCAATAGGTTTCAAAGGCATTTTTCTTCCCTTCCTTTTCTTTTAATATGGATTGCAACCGCGCAATCTCGTCATCAATTCTATTTATCTCGTTGGACAGATGCAAGATAAACTTTTCTTGCGCCTGTGGTGTTAACTCTCCCCAACTTGCCAGACGTCCCGGCTTCATTGGGTTTTGATTCGGTATATAAAACGGCTGACCGTCCTTTATACTTCTAGCTATTTTTACAATGTCGATTTTCATTCGACGAATCCGATCATGGCTACGTCCTCAACAGTATCGAAACTTACAGATGGTTTTGCGTGCTTTACTTCTACAAGTTCGGCAATGGTATCGCCTTGCTCGCTCTCCAGAGCTTGCAGGTAGGCTTTTTTATCAATCTGCCATTTGTGGTTACAAAATTGAGAAAGTAGTTCCGGGCTCATCTTCAGCGCCTCTTTTTTGAGGCTCAAATTTTCTTTAAAGACCACTTTCGCGGTCATTTGGCCCTGGACAAGATTGACTGTGTTGCAGTCCTCTTTTTTCTGCAAACATGCCTGACTGATAACTCGGAACTTGATTTTGTCCAGTTCGGCGTTAAGTCTGTCAATTTGCTTTTTGATTGCAAAGCCTTGCTTGATAAGGTCTTGTGTTTCTGTCTCGTTTGTGTCTTCTGTTTCTTTAAATAACATTTTCAACTCCTATGTTATTATTAAATGATGATTACTTCTTGCGCTGACTGCGCCTACTCAAAACACGATCAGCATGGCGTTTTGCGCTGTCACTATTACCCGCCTGTCGTGGTGGATAAAGGCGCTGGCTTCACTAACTCTTTTTTCCCGACTGTCACTGCTGATGACTTTTGCGCGTTTGGTGGTCAGGGTTTTGAATCGCCTCATCCTTCAGATAAGCGTTCAAAATAAAGCGGATTTGACCGCTCAAGCTACGGCCCTGATCCTGGGCGATTTGCTCAAGTCGGGCCTTTTCCTCCGTTGCCATCTTAAAACCGATGGCTTGCATTTGTGACTCCATTTTAGTTTTCTCCTTTCGCTTTTGTTAAAATCTGAGCAGTTTCCAGCCTTACTCAGGGCTTTTAATTTTATACTAGACTCCAAGCGTCTTTTGGGATGTTTGTGTCCAAGTCGATTATAAGTACACTTGAGTTTCTCCATTGTGTACCGTTCCAAATGCCTACATACTCTTTACCATCGTCATCCACTCGGACACTAGCCTGCATCCTATGGATTCTCTTACCTTTCCCGATAATTGTGCCAACCCAAGTACTTTTCCCAACCTCATTTCCATTAACAACTAAGTTTCCGTCTACAATCTCAGTAGGAACCCAGTTTGAGAAGATTTCTTTACAAACCACATAACAACTGTCTTTCTCGCTTATGGAGAAAGTAGTTAGACTGTCTATTTGGTTTCTTTGGGCTCGTACTTTTAAAGATTCAGGAATAAGAGGTTTGACAACTTCTTCAAAAACTCTCATGATTAACTCTTCATTACGGTAAACCTCAATCAACAATTCCAAGTTTTCCTCAAATCGCTCCACTTGATACCATTCAAGATTGAAGGTTTTATATCGCTTCATATCTGCGAAAGCTTTACAAAGTTTTTTATTTTGTTTTTTGATAACTTTGAAGCTGTTTTTAAAATCTTCAACCATTTGCTTCAATATTGCTTGTTGCTCTGCTTTGTATTTCTTCGTAACTGTGCTCATTTTCATTTCCCTTTCGTTTAGTTGTTTTCCTTATCGACAAACTAAGAATAAAACATATCGCAAACAATGTAAATATATTTTTTTATTTTTTTAAATTTTTTTAACAAGTTGAACAAGTCGGCCTTGCTTCCCATCGTTGCGAATCGTTTGCACTTGCTCAAGTTCTATCTTTGCGTCCTCCTTCAGAGTTTGTAAAATAGCCTGCCTGTCTTTAGTCGAAACGGTTGAACCGCACCGATTAAAAACTTTGCTGACCAACTTCTGTCCCGGTGTTTCAGGGCTGTAGTCTTCCACCTTCTCGATATTCGATAGGAACTGGCGCGCTGTTCTATCTGCTAAATCTTTTCCCACGTTACTTTCAATGTTGCTTGTGTACTGCTTGAAAATATAGTCTGCTAAAGCGACCGCCCACTTAACGTCCTGCAACTCGACTTTCCTTTGCGGGTTTCGTATCTCGTTTAAGTTTCGGGCCGCGTAATGACAAAGGCAAAGCTTTCCAGCGGTTTCAATGTAGCGAGAAAAGATTGAGTTAAGATTGCGCTCGTCTTTTAAAATCTCTTCGTCTCTCAGCTTCAAATAATGCTCCACTTTTTCATCAAACAGCTTTCGCGCTTCCTGTGAAAATTGGACTGTGTGGATCGAAGCAACGCGGGAGCCGTACTCAATCAATTCTGCCTTTTTCTTCTGCGACTGTCCCTGCACCTGCAAACCTTCCTGCTCAATCTTGCGCGCCTCTATTTCTTTTCCCTTCTCTTTGTAGAAATTGACAACCGAGTTTTCAAAAACAGAAGAGTTATTTAAAATGGAGTCGAGGTCAAGCTCTATTTCATCTTCCTTTTCAGGAATCGACTTGTACACAATTTCCGTCCCGTAAAGCTTTTTCAGCGACTCGATAACTTCTGGTGAAATTTCAGCATTCACGGCTCGATTCGGTTTATTAGGTCGGTTAACACTAACAACAAACCAGCGACCCAAAAAACCGCCCTCGATGTCATCCATGCTCATGGTCTGCCAAAACTTCTTCGGCGTTCCAGTTGCGTAGATTGAAAGCATCGGATTGTGGATCGTGAAAGTTCTCTCCTGGTCGGCGTACATTTTAGAGTAAGAGCTGCCGGACATCGTAGCCAATGACTTCAAAAGCTGTACAATCTCGCTCTTTTGATTGTTTGCGCTTCGCTTGTTGTTTTGCATCGTGTCGCCAAACTCGTCAAAAAATGCAAGTCTGACAGGGTAATACTTGAGCGCTGATAAAATCGCCGCGCTTCCGGTGTACTCACTTCCACCGTCCGTTTTCTGCATTCCCTCGCCGACCTCGTTTCTAAGCTTTGAAAGATACGAAATAACGCTATTTTTCCCCGTACCAGAAGGCGCAAGTGCAAGCGTGTATATATTCGGCTGAATGCCAGAGCTAGATAGCTGTATTTTCTGCGAAATCGCCGTATTGATAATGCAAATCGCACCACAAAGCGCAATCTCTGGATAGGAAAATTCGGAAGTGTTCAAAATATCGCGCACAATATCGCCTATCAAATTATCGGGATAGAATATTGAGTCATTGTTAGCCTTCTCGTCCATTTTGAGCGTTGTTTTTTGCGTTTTCTCAGCTTCGACTACCTTGCGTATTGATTTGTTAAATATCTCGAAATCTGATGGCGTGTATGCTTCTAAACCTTCAACGTGCGATAAGTCGCGTGGCTGTTCCATGCCTGAGCGAACCGCCTTGTCAATTGCACCTACCTTTTCAATCTCTGGGATCGGGCCCTGCGCGTCGCATGCTCGGCGCATTTCCTGCACGACTGTTTCGTACTTTAGCGCTCCAGCACCAACCAGTTGACCGAGTTTGTAGCACAGACGATTCAGCGCGGCGTTACGTCCTGCGCCTTTGGGCCATTGCTCAATTTCTTCTGACGAATCTTTGAGTGCTTGCTGTCCGTAGGCTGTGATAGCGTCCGTGACGATTTCCAAGCGCACGCCTGCCTTGACGGTTGTTTGTTCTGGTTTAACTTTGTACGCGTCAGGGTCGAGTAAGTTTGTCTGCGTACTTTCTTGTGCTTCGAAGCTGAATAGAGCTTCGGGGTTTTGAACTCGCGCCGTGTAGAAGATGCGAGAAGGGTTTTTACAGACTTGATCGACGTTATCTATACCTTCCTGCTGGTCAGGGAATTTAGTGCGAAGGTATTGACTCACACCGATCCAAACAGCTTTGTACTCTTCGGGATAGACCGACCTGGAAAGAGGGACGACAAGGCGGAACTTGACGCGCCTTTTGTTTTCGCCTGGGACTTTTGTGCCATGGTTAAAGCTGGTGTACATAAACCAATAAAAAGGCAGTTCTTGTAATTGCTCAATCTGCGATTCGCTTGAATCGTCAAAATCGAACATCATTAAATCGTGATGTTTAACCGCTTCGTCTTTGCGCTCTCCTGATTCAATAAAGCCGGGAATTATTGCAATTCCGTCTTTCTCTGTCTGCTTCGCTACGATTTGAGCGTAACTCAAGCAGGCGATCAGTTTTTTAATATCGCCTTCCTGACTGATTGTTGCTGTGTCCATCTTGGACTTGCACAGTGACCATTGACCGCGCCAAGTTGTTTTCGTTCTCATGTTTTCCCTTTCGTTTTCATTAAAAAAGAGTTTTTCCCTTTTTTTGGTCTTTTTTTGTCATTATTTTGTTGTTCTTTGTGGTGGACTTTTTGCCTACCTAGATTGAAGAATAGCAGTCGAAATCACAAAAAACAATAAAAAAAGACAAAAAAATGACAAAATAATGGATTTTGGTTTTTGGTGTCTCGCCTTTACTGGTGCGGATTTGAGTGGGATAAAAAAGACAAAATACAATAAAAAGAATAATACTCTTTTTTTATAGGCTTTTTTTCTTTTTTTGAGAGGGAAAAAGACAATATATATACTCTACCCCCCTTTTTTTCTGTTTTTTGTTATTTTTTGGCTGGAAATGGCTAAAAATGGGTCGAATTGGCTGGAAATGGGTGTATTTTTGGCTATTTTGCGATTTATATATCAAAAAGCTAGGAACATTGTACAAAAATTTAGCGTATTTATACAAAAAACCTTGTATCTTGAATCAAAAATTTTCAGCATTGTACAAAAATATTCAGCATTGTACAAAAATTTTGCACCGTGATACATTGAAATTGACTCTATATGCGCAGAAAATTTGCACCATGAGAAAATAAAGTTTGATTTAAGGTTGATATTTTTTGTACAATGATCCTAGAAAATTGAAACATTGCACCGACTTAAAAAGGAGTTTTACATTATGAGCCAGGAAGTAAAAGAAGTGAGAGACGTTTTAGAACAAGCAGGTATTACACCAAAAGAAGCTGCGGAGCTTTGGAAAATTGCGAAACGCTCAGCAGTCCAGAAATTGAACGGCACACGCGCTATGAGTTTGGACGATGCTATAACACTTGCAGATAAGGTTTATGATAGCCAAAAGGAACCGGAGGAATGGCGTAGCTTTTTGAGAAAACTATCAAAGTTAAAGAGGTCTGAAACAATTGTGAAAGAATACATTGATTACGTCTGCCACAAAACAGCCGTCAACTATAAAGACCTACCGAAGATTTTAGACTTGTCGAAGGTGGCGTTTAGCCAGCGAATAACAATGAAGGTTAGATTTAGCGCTACTGAAGGTCTGGTTATGGCTGAAACTTTCTATAAGGATGAGAAGGAGCAATTGGCTTTCATAAAAAAACTTATGGAAATTAGTCAATAAGTATTAACTTCTGGTTAGGTTGGCCCGAAAAGGTGAAAGACTAAAACAATTAAACTAAACGAAAGGGTTTAAGATGAAAGGTATAATTTTAAAGATTGATGATAAGCCGGTAATCAAAGTAGGTAAGCAATACGGAACGGCAACCGGCGGGCGAAAAGCTCACATATTCAAGTCACGCTTTGAGGCGAAGCAGTTCTTAAAAACTCATGTCGTAAATTTGGAAAAGGTAGAAGTCGTGAAGGTTGAAGCAACAGAAGAAACAGACAAAAACTGATAGGCAGGTTAAGCGATGCAACGAATATACAAAAAAGACTGGACAGAAAAAGAAGCAAAAGAGTTAGCCAAAATTATGAGCTTGGGCGAAATCGCGCAAGAGCAATTCGACGCTTTTATGGATCAAGACAGCGCAAGCGTCGCACTCCTGGTGAGAGTGGCGCAGTACAGGCGCAGAATGAAAAGTGAAAGAGTTTTTTCTAGGTAGGTAATAAAGATTGCAATTCAAAATAGAATTGTGATTTAATAATACAAGCGACTGAACACCGCAACCAGAAACAATTTAATAAATTGCTCGAAAGAGCCAGCCCCTCGGCTTTCCTATGCGGTGTTCAAAAGTCGGGGGGTTTTTATTTGCAAGGGAGAGAGATGGAAGACCCAAACTTCATAGGACTATGCGACAACTGTGGTGTAGTAGAAGGCTACGCATGGGAAAGAGATGATGACCCGCCAGATTGGGCAAACGCTTGTACTGAATGCGGAAGTGAAGATATTTACGATTTGGAAATGATTGATAGTATCGAAGAGAGTAAGCACGAAGCGATTCTTGAAGCCTACCAGGAGCTCGCAGATTCAAGCGACTATGAAGACCGTTTGAGAGCTGAGGGATTTATTAAAGCTTTGGAGGTTTTGATATGAGCAAATTGCAAGAACGATTAAATCATATTGGTGAGCTAGTCCGAGGTTTGTCAGAGCAAACCTCTGGAAACATCACAATTATAAATTCGAATTGTCAAATGCTGGAAAACAGACTAGAGGAAATTGAAAAGAAAGTCCAAGACCTTGAGACAAAAACAGCATCAGATTTGTCTCAAACAGTTGTTGCAGAAAGCACAACAAGTGAAGAGCAGGATTGTTTTTGGGTGGCTAGAGACGAAGGTGGTCTTTTTGCTTTTTCTGAAGAACCGGAGTTTTTTCGAGGTGAGTGGTCTTCAGATAGTGATTACCATAAATTGCCAGCCAATTTATTCCCACAAGTCACTTTCGAAAACAGCCCTCAAAAACTACTGCTTGAATCATCTATTTCCAAAATGGAAACAGTTGAAAAAGAATTCGACAGACAAAGGGCTTTGGAGTTGTTGGATATTATTGATTTTGAATATTGGGATTGTGTAACAAATAAAGTGATGGAAAATTCTATTGAAGAGCTTCGTCAAATGCTTGGGGGATAAGATGAGTAAATTTGATGATGGAATGTTGTTTGTAATAAAAAAGATTCGGGAGGTTATCGAGTGAGTGAAGAAAATCAATTCGAACAGTATTGGAGAAATTACGGAGAATTACACGCTTCAATGTGCGGAGGTGATATTAAGCAATTTGCTAAAGATATTTGGTTGAGTGCTTCAAGTTTTAACGAAAAGAGGAAGGCGGAGATAGCTTTAGAAATATTCAACGAGTTTGATAATTCAGTGCCACCATCAAAAAATTTCGAAAACGACTGGGATAAATTTATGAGTTGGCTTGATGAAAAAGCGAAGGGGGAGTGAAGCCGAAATGAACAACCGAACTAAACTTTCACCTCCAGGTTGGCGCACTTGCTCTATTTGTGGCTGTCAATTTAAAAGAAAGCGTGACAAACATATAGAACAGGAAATAGAATTGATAATTCCGGCGACTTGGTGCAGTGATTGTTACTTGTTGCCATTTTAAGAAAGGGAAAAAGATGGATCAAAACTTTAAATACGACTTACTGACCGACGAAATCACCGAGCGGTTTTTTGAAGCCGCGCACAAAGAAAACGCGGAGCAGGAGGGGCGTACCTACCTCGGCGCTTCTATTATCGGGCATCCATGCCTGAGGCGGTTGTATTACTCCTGGACAGCCGGAAGCGTTCCAGTAGAGGGCAGGGTAGCTCTAATCTTCAAGGTGGGCCATGCGCTTGAGGATTTGGTTATCAACACTCTAAGAAATGCAGGATATGTATGCGAAGAGCCACAAAAGGGTTTTTCTGATTTTGATGGAAGGTTTAAAGGCCATGTTGATTCGATCATCAAAAACTTAGTGCAAACCGAGGACGGAAAATTTCACGATGCTATTCTTGAGGTAAAGACAGCGAACGACAGAAAGTTTAAACTCTTTCAAAAAAATACAGTAGTCAAAACTGATGCAAACTACAAAGCTCAGGCACACGTATACATGCACTACTTCAAAAAGCGCTATTGTCTTTTCGCGGTCATCAATAAAAACAATTGTCAGATATACTTTGAAGTTGTTGAATACGATGAAGAAGTGGCGCAAGAGATGAGACAAAAAGCGCAGTTTATCTTCAACGCAAAGAGCGAGCCACCGATACCAGAAGGTTTTAATCAAGATTGTTTCGAGTGCATGTACTGTAGTTATAATACCGCTTGTTATGGTCAGAAAGATTTGCCGTTTTAGGAGTTTGGAAAATGAAAAAAATTGACGAAACAGGAACAGACGAAATCAGAGTGCGCGCTCAAAACTTTTCGATGCTTTGCACTAATATCTATGCAATGGAGTTTTTCAGAAAGCAACACGCACACATGATAATGGGAACTGGAAAAGTTCACGGCGTAGAATTTGCCATTTTAAATATGTGGGGCGATATTGTAATAGTCGTCCAGGGCACGAACGACCTGAAAACTGCCCTGCATGATGGGATGATATGGAAAACGTCCGAGGGCTTGGAACCGTTCAAATTTCACGCAGGGTTTAACCGCATCGCTTCTAAAATGGCTGACTTTCTTATTGATTGGGATATAGTAACTTCAAGACGACTATACATCACAGGGCACAGCGCGGGCGGTGCGATTGCTCAAATCTTGGCGTATCACCTGGAAATAAGGCACGATATAGAAGTGGAAAAGGTGTACTCTTTCGGCGCGCCGATGATTACAACACACGGACACGCTTGCAGATTGCAGGCAGGTCACATAGCGAAAAAGATATACAACTTTATGCTTGAGAAAGACGAAGTTACAGACGTGCCGACAGGTTTGCCGTTTTTCTATGACTATCAGCGAATAGGGAGGCTATTCTGGATTAACGTAAACAACGTGCCCGAAAAGGCATACACTACAACAAAGTACAGGCGCATCACGCGAAACCCGCTAAAAAACTTCTGGTTTGAGAGGGTTGACGATCATGCGCCATTGCACTACTTTCGATGCCTGAGCAAGCTAAAAGTTATCGTTTAATCGCATCTGATAGAATAGAAGAGTTCAAATATTAAAAAGGAGCGTAGACGATGGAAGATTTATTAAGTTTGTGGCCGATTGCCTTGGTTATCATTGTGACTATTTTACTAAAGAAGAAAAATTCAAATAACGGGAATTTAGACTAGCAGTATTTCAGTATTTGAATTGTGTTAAAATTGAAAGGGATACAATGAGTGAAAAATTGAAATCACCAGAAAAACGAGTCGTCAATATTTACGATGGCGAAAAGTATAAGCTAGTAAGCACGCCAAAAGGTGACAAATACATTTTGGATTCAGGAGAAGAAGAAAATGAAGATGAAAAAAAACCACGGAAATGAGCCAACGCATATCAAGGCATCAATGGCAGGTAAGTCGATGGCGAAAAAGCTGAAGGCTGAAAGTATTAAGCCTGCACATAACAACATGGCAAAGAAGAAGTAAAACAATCGCCCGAACGCCTCTGATCCAAGCGCACTTTTCGGGCCTGTTTTATTATTACTACTATGCCGATTCAAAAAGTTAAAGGCGGGTTTCGTTACGGTTCACGCGGTAAAGTCTACAAGACGCGCTCAGAAGCAACGAAGCAAGCCAGGGCGATCCATGCGAGCGGATACAAGAAGCCAAAGCGACCCGGTAAGAAGAGAAGGACTTGATGCAAATTAAAGAAAAACCGTTGAAGGATTTGATACCGTATGCTAGGAATCAACGTAAGCATTCAGAGGATCAGGTTAAAAAAATCGCTTCAAGTATAAGAGAGTTCGGTTTTAAAAACCCCGTAATCGTAGACAAGGATATGTCCATAATCGCAGGGCATGGACGTTGCCTAGCGGCTGAAAAATTAGGTCTTGAAAAAGTGCCTGTGATTGTTGCCGATGATTTAAGTGAGGCGCAGGTTAAAGCCTACCGACTAGCGGACAATAGACTTCAAGATTTATCCGAGTTTGATATGGAATTAGTTAGTCTGGAGCTTGAAGAGTTGCAAGGGCTTGATTTTGATTTAGAGTTGACTGGTTTTGACGCTGATGAAATTGCGAGCGAGCCGATTGAGGGCTTGACCGATGAGGACGAAGTCCCAGAAGCACCCGAAGAGCCGAAAACTAAGCTGGGTGATATTTGGCTACTCGGTAATCATAGGGTTATGTGTGGGGATAGCACAGATGCGGAGCAGGTGGCAAAGTTGATGGATGGTAAAAAGGCTGATATGGTTTTTACTGACCCGCCTTATGGGGTAAGTTATGAAGGTGGTCATTTCCATTCGGGTGATGTAAATATTAAAAGAAAAAGGGAAAAACTAAAGAATGACGCTACTGAAGACATTTATTCAAGAGTAGTTCCGGTTATATGTCAATTTTGTGATGGCCCCATCTATACTTGGTATGCCGACTCTAAGCCACTTGCCTTGTATAGTGCTGTTTATGAATTTGGTGAAATACACGCGCTCATTATTTGGCACAAGACAAATGCAAAATATGCGGCAATGAACGCTCAATATAAACAAAGACATGAACCCTGCTTATATTGGAAACCAAAAGGCAAAACTCTAAAATGGTGTGGCCCTACTAATGAAGCCACTGTCTGGGAAATAAAGAGGGACTCTAAAAATGATTACCATCCTACGCAAAAACCCACAGCACTAGCAGAAAGGGCAATAGGAAATCATAAGGCTGAAAACTGCCTTGATTTATTTCTCGGCTCAGGTTCCACACTAATCGCCTGTGAAAAAACAGGGAGAACTTGCTATGGAATGGAGCTTGATCCAATTTATTGTGATGTGATTGTAAAGCGATGGGAGGATTTTACAGGGAAAAAGGCGGTTTTAAGTGAAGCGTAAAGTCGGCAGACCAAGAAAAGTTATAGATTGGAGCCAGGCTGAAAAGCTCGCCTCGCTTCATTGCACAGGTGAAGAAATAGCTTCATTCCTGGAAGTTGATTATGACACTTTGAACTCAGCAATCAAGAGAGAATTTGACTGCAATTTTTCGGAATGGTATAAAAAAAATAGCGCCAAGGGGAAAATTTCATTGCGCCGAAAGCAGTTTGAACAGGCGCTTTCTGGTAATACTTCACTTCTGATCTGGCTCGGCAAACAATGGCTAGGTCAAACAGACAAGATCGAAAACGACTCTGGCACGCAAATAAACATCGACGCGGATTTTTTCAGTAACTTGAAAAACAACAACAACGACAACAAAAACGACGAGTAACTAAAACTATGTTATACTAAAAGCACGTTTTTCATTCCTTTCGTCTAAAAGCCTCGGTTATGTTTTCCAGCCGGGGCTTTTTTCATTATCTTGAGTCACCAACAATCGTTTGTTGACTGCACAGAGGTTTTAGCCGTTGAACCAGCTTTTGCAAATCAACGGTTTTTTTCGTTGTGATAGAATTAACTTTGTTTTCACTTCAAGAAAGGTTAAGTCATGCAAATCGTGCGAAACATTTTTCTATTCATCATTTTTTCAACAATCGACTTCTCAGCGCCATCGAATGATTACATTCACGAGATAGCGAAAGGAAGTTACGGCTCAAAGAAAAGCTTAATTCACCTTCACGGTATCAATCGCACTACTTCTACAACCGAAACAATCTGGAGCCAGGGCGGTGAGTACAATTGGCTCGATACCGCTACACTTGTCGAACTTTCAAGTTCTGACAATTCGGACGCGGTTACAATTACGATAACCGGGCTTGATTCAAGCTACGCTGTAACTTCTGAGAATGTGACCGTTTCAGGTAATTCAATTGTAACGAGCACAGTAGAGTTTTTGCGAATTAACAGCGCCGAGAACGCTACAGATACAGAATTTGACGGCGATATTTCAATAGCAATCGAGGGCGCGTCGTGGTCAAGCGGAGTGGCTCAAAATACTACAGAAGTTTTAGCTTTACTTGATGCACTGGATCAAAAAAGTTCAAAAGCTGTCTATACAGTTCCAGCAGGGAAAAAATTCATTATTTACGATATATTTTTATCATCTGACGATACAAATGAAGCTGAGTGCATTCTGTATATTCGCGAGTTTGGAAAGGTATTTATGCCTGAGTTTCGAGATATTATTTTTAAAACTCGTGGACTTGCTTCTACTAAAATGATTCCGATCATAGCGCCTGCAAAATCTGACATTGATTTACAGTGTATTCAAAGTTCAGGAAACGCGAAGATAAACGCCGAAGTTTTTGGGGTGCTTGAATAATGGCTAAAGTTCCAGAGCGCGTGAAAACGCAAATGAAAAAGAACGGGCTTGATGGCGTGAATAAACCGAAGCGCACTCCAAACCATCCCAAGAAGTCGCACGTTGTAATGGCGAAAGAGGGTGACAAGTACAAGCTCATTCGATTCGGTCAGCAGGGCGTTAAAGGTAGCCCACCTAAAAAGGGTGAGAGCGAAGCGGACAAGAACAGGCGCGCAAGCTTCAAGGCGCGCCATGCTCAGAATATCAAGAAAGGGAAGATGAGCGCGGCGTTTTGGAGTTCGAAAACGAAGTGGCAGTAATATCCTATAAAGCAAGCCCGACACTTTCAGCGTTCCACGCAGATGACAGCTTCATTCGTTGTGTGCGTGGGCCTGTTGGATCGGGCAAGTCTGTGGGTATGTGCTGGGAGTTATTCGGGCGAGCTTGCAGACAAAAGCCGAACGACAAAGGGATAAGAAAGACGCGCGCGGTTGTTATTCGCTCGACTTATCCAGAGTTGAAATCTACGACCATAAAAACGTATATGGATTGGTTTGGTGATATAACGAAAATCAAATACAATTCACCGATTGAAGCGGTAACGACTCTTCGCCTACCTGACAAGACGACTGTTGAATTGGAAATTTTCTTCGTTAGTGCAGACAAAGAGAAAGATATTAAAAAGTTTAAGTCGCTTGAAATGACTTTCATCTGGATCAATGAAGCATCGGAAGTTCCAGAGCACATCATTGACGTAGCGACACAGCGGCCCGGTCGATACCCTTCGATGCGTGACGGCGGGCCGACTTGGCGCGGTATTATTATGGACACGAACCCGCCTGATTTCGATTCGTGGTGGTACGAAGCGGAGAAAGCACCGCCGACTATCAACCTTCAAGACGGTACGGCAGAGAGTTGGGGCTTTTTCATTCAACCGCCCGCGCTAATCAGGCAGGTAGACAAAAGCTACAAGCCGAACCCTGATGCAGAAAACATCGAGAACTTAGACGGTGGCTATGACTATTACTTCCGCCAACTTTCAAAAAAATCTATGGAGTGGGTTAACGTCTTTATTCTCAATCGCATCGGCTCTATTTTCCCTGGCTCATTTGTCTATCCCGACTACAACCCAACTCCGACAGGAAACCACACAACGCGACGATATAACGAAAATTGCTCAAACTTAATATGGACGCACGACCAGAACTTTACGCCTCTTTCAAGCGCGATAATCCAACGCTACAAACAAAAGGACGGCGGTGGATACAAGGATTACATCATTGATGAGATTGTACTCGACAGTGCAGTGGCTAAAAACTCTGCTCTTGAGTTTATCGAGCGATATAAAGGCTATCGCGGAATGGTTGAGTTGTGCGGTGACGTTCGCGGGAATGTAGGCGCGAAGCATGGTCACACTTCTGATTTTGAATTGATAGAGAAAATGTTACGTGACGAGGGTTTTAGAGTTACAAACCGCGTGCCGACGACCAACGGCGCAATCAAAGACAGGCAGAACAGCTTGCGCGCCAGGTTATGTGATGCCGAAGGCGTTAGAAGGCTTTTTGTCAATCCTGAAACCGCGCCGATGGCAGACAAGTCTTTAGCTATGACGAAGTTAAAAGAGGGTAGCACGTACCAAGAAGAGGACGCGCGCTGGCAACACATCGGGACTGCCATCGGATACTATAGCGCCGTTCAATATCCAGTGAAGGGTAGCGTTCATACTCAGTTCAAGTGGGCAAGAAATTAAATTTGTTAGAATATAGGATATTCTCATAGGTAGGTTGTTTTATGAATAATGCAGGACGCGGAGCCGTTACGAATGACGGACATTTAATTGAAAGAAGTGGTGACATTGGTTCGATGGGTGCGCGTTCTTTAGCGTCTCCCGATATGATGCAAAAGACGCATCCCGATTTCCAAGATATGATAAAAGAAATCGAAATGATTGAGGATTTGCGCCAAGGGACAAGAAGGCTACGCGACAAGCATGATATTTACCTACCTAGATTTGAAAAAGAGGGGCAGATTGGATACCAGAGGCGCGTTGCACGCTCTTTTCTCTATAACATCTACGAGAGGGCAGAGGACAGTTTCATCGGTATCGCTACGCGCAAAGAGGCGCAGATTGAAAACTTCACAGGATCAGAAGAGGCGTTCTTTGAGAATATGGATGGAGAAGGATCGGGTTTAACTAATTTTATCGCGCAGTCATTGAAAAAATGCTTTGACGGTCACGGCGCGATATGGGTCGATTTTCCAAAAGGCGAGATAGCATCACGCCAGCCTGTTTTCCATTTGATTTCAGCCTCAAGCATTATCGACTGGAAATTTTCCGAGGACAGCGCGAGCAGGCTTTCATATATCAAGATGGTTTTCAAGAAGCGCACTTCTACGGGCGCGGATTCCAGCCAAGAGGTTAGAAAGTACATTGAACTTTTTCCAGGCTATTACAAGATAACGGAAGTTATCAGCGGTGGCGAAACAAAGCTTTTAGACGAGGGCGAGATAGTAAATTCGCAAGGCTCGATTATAGACTTTGTGCCTGTCATTCTTTTCTTTGGAAAGCGCCTGAGCGGTGGGGAATTGTATTCAAAACCGCCCATGATTGACTTGGCTTATCTCAATATTGAAATGTTTCAGATTGATAGCGACTTTAAAAATAGCTTGTCACTTTCTAACCTGCCTAGTCGAGTTTATACCGGGCTAAGCAAAGAGCAGGCTGAGGAAATGGGTACAATTGAAATTTCAATAGGTCACGCCGAAGCTTTACCCTCTGGGGCTGATGTGAAATATTTGGAATGGAAAGGGACGAGTCTACAGCTAACACGCGAAGTTATTGATGACACTGTAGAGCGTATGCTTGAGATGGCGCTTGCAATGCTAAAAAAGCGCAGTGGCACGCAAAAGACAGCAACAGAAGCGATGATAGATACAAACTCTGATTCGGGCTCGATAGCCAGGATGGTCGAAGAAGTTGAGACAGCGATTAACAAAGCGGTTCGTATGTCTTCAGTTTTCACTGGTATTCAAACGCAAGGAAAAGTCACATTGAATCGTGATTTCTACTCCAGCGTTGCCACGCCTCAAGAATTGCAGGCTATGCTACAGTATTGGGTTACAGGCGCAATCAGTAGACAGACGCTTTATCGTTGGATGGATCGAAACGAAGTCGTTAAAGATTTAGAAGTCGAGAGAGAGAAGGCTTTGATCGAGCAAGACGACCTTATGGAAAGTTTAGAAGATACGAATGGCTGAAAGTATTCTTGATGAGGCTGTGATGGCTGAATTGCTTTTGAGGCGCTACACGAACGCCAGCCTAAAAGAGCTTGAGGAATTGCTTGAGCTTTCCGAGGCGCGTATCATTGCCGACCTGCAACGCACGCAAAGCGAAAAGCCACGACAGCGACTTCGATTACTTCTAGCGCGAGTCAATGAATACTACAAAGAGCCGTTTGCAAATTTCCCGGACGCATTGAAAGAGGAAGTGAAAGAAGTCTCGGAGGTAGTACACGATAGCACCGCCTCAGTTCTACTATCGCATTCTAAAGAGTTGGGCGTAGCTCAATCAGGCGCGTCCTTTTTAGCCTTCACAGATATTCCAGAATCGGCAATTATGCGCGTCATAGATTTCAATAGACCATTAGCAGGCGGGCTACTTGTGAAGGATGAAATAGCACTCCAGAAGGCGCAGACTTTAAAACGTGTACGTGCTGAGATTGCGGACGGTCTTTTGCGCGGTATAGGTAACGAGGAAATCGCTAGAAACGTGAGGCGAGCAAGCGACAGGACAAGGCGCGCTTCACGCTCTATTGTACGTACAACAACGGCGGACGCAATGAACCGCGCAAGGGTTGAGGCAGAAAGCCAATTTGAAAGCATCGTGACTGGTTATGAATGGTCAAGTATTTTGGACGGGCGTACGACTTTTGGGTGCGCTTCGCTCAATGGGAAGATATTACCGAATCGCGAGGCGTTTGATAAATTAGTCGGGCGTTCTCCAGCCGTTCCGCGTCATGTCAATTGTCGCTCAATGATCCTACCACGTACCAAACTTTCAGATATTAGCGACGAAGAGGATAGAATTTTCGCGCTACATAACAAGAAGAAGGTTAGACACAGAGGCGAGCCACGCGAAACCAGTACGAAGTTCCAAGTGAAGGAAGCAGGTAAAATAACGCTTGATCGTGACAACTTAAAAGGCAATCAGTCGCTTTCTGATTTGTGGGCTCGCAAGATGGTAGACAGTGACGCGACTCGCGGTTTTATTCAGGATTATTTAGGGCCGACACGATACAAGCTTTGGTCTGAGGGTAAGGTTAACTTTCGCGATATGGTTGACTCAGATTTTGAGCCGTTGACAATCGCGCAGATTAAAAAAAGGTTGAGTAAATGACAATTTTTGGAAGAGAAGTTTTCGGCTTTTACCTGCCTTTTATTGGCTTCGCATACGTCCCATTTTTCGCCGATCAGCCTCACATCTACATGACAGAAGAAGAGATTCAAGATTGGGAGCGCGATCCGTGGTTCAGCGAAGTGTTTTTGATTACATGGTTCGATCACAGTTTTTACCTTTGGAATCAAGAGAAGTTTCAGCTTGAAGAAGAAGAATAGAGTCTGCAAAAAATGCGGTGAGGATCGACCGTCGAAGTTTTACAAAAAACGCCGTGATGCTGTTTGTCATGCTTGCTTGAAAAAAAGGCGAAATGAGCAGTACAAAGAAAGAACGCGATCAATCTGTACAAAACGTGCTTTCCTTACTCACATATTAAAATCTATCAAATACAGGGCAAGAAAAAAAGAGATATACTTCAAGCTGTCAATTGATGATGTGATGAACATTTTAGAACAGCAGGGCGGTCGGTGCGCCCTTACTGGCTACGAGCTAACTTATCAATTCACAGACAAGCCAAGCCCGTACAACATGAGCATAGACCGCCTTGATAATTCAGGCGGGTACACGCCGGACAATGTGCAGATAGTTACAACGTGCATTAACTACGCCAGGCATGAAATGAGCGTGCAGGAGTTTATAGACTTATGCGAACGCGTAGTTAGCTTTAATAGTACAAAAGCAAGAGTGTGATAAAATATAACTTGAATTTGTTTTAAGTTTATGCGTGATGCGTAGGCTTTGGGCGTGATGCCTTAAATTATTTTTAAATGTGGTTAGCTGTGATAGCTGGCTTTCATGGCGTGAAGCCAAAAAGGAGAGCAAAGAATGTCATTAGAGTACAAAATCAGCGACTTGGAAAGTGTAGAAGAAAACTTGCGCGGAATGTATCGCCAATCTGACGATGGTTACGTCCTAGACGTGACTGGTATACCTGCTCCGAAAGGTGACGGGGAAGGGCTTAAAAAAGCTCTCAGAAGTGAGCGAGAATTACGCGACAAGTACGAGCGAGATGCGAGGGAAAAAGCTTCAGCACTTGAGAAGTTAAACAAAGAACTTGAAGAAGCACGCAACAAGGGAGAATTTACGCAACAAGACTTCCAGAAGAAAGTCGATGAGATGGTTAAGGAAGTAGTGGAGCGAGATTTCAGCCCGAAACTTGCAGAGAAAGAGCGAATGCTACAAGAAAGCACGACAGCGCTGAAGGAGAAAATCCTACGTAGCGAGGTTGTATCAGCTATCAATGCCGAAGGCGGGATAGTTGAGAAGTTAGCACCGCATATTCTATCTCAGGTAGGTATCGAGTTGACCGAGGACGGTAGCGTAGTAACTTTCGTGAGAGACGAAAAAGGCGAGCCGAAGCGCGGGTCTTATGATCCAGAAACGGGTCAAGCCGACTATTTTAGCGTCCGTGACTTAGTGAAGCAGTACAAGGAAAATGAACTTTGGTCTAATGATTTTCGAAATCCAGCGTCAGGCGTTGGAGTTTCGCCAGGGATGACAAAGACGCGTGCAAGTGGCAAGCGTGACTTTCACGGCGAGTATGAGTTAGCAAGAAAAGAAAACAGGGCAGTTGACATGATGAGAATTAAGCGTGAAGCACACGCGAAGGGTGTCACTGTCGCGCATTGATAAAATTTTTTAAGGAGAAAATAAAATGGCAAATGTAAATTCTGTGACTTCGCAATTCAACGCACCTAATTTTATTGGTGAGTTATTTAAAATCGGTCAAAACCGAACAACTTTTTTAAACGCAATCGGTGGTATTGACGGGGCTAATCTCGTTCAATCCTCTAGTTTTCAGTTTCCTTTGAATCAGCAGTATTCATTAGAGACTGCATCACAGCCGGATATTTCAGAAACTGATTCCTTTACCGCACCCACCCCTACCACTTTCGTAAGAAGCCAAGACACAAACGTGTGTCAAATCTTCCAAAAGAAAATCAGCGTTTCTTACCAGAAGCAAAGCCATGTCGGCCTTGTTTCCGGCTTGGCAAATGTTGACGGTAGTCAGCCAGTTCGAAATGAGCGTGACTTTCAAGTTATGGCTAACTTGAAGCAGATGGCAGTTGAGATGGAATATACCTTCCTTGAGGGTACGTATCAGCTCGGATCTAATACTTCTACTAGCTATCAAACTCGCGGTATTGTTACCGCTTGCACAACTAACACTGTGGACGCATCAAGCGCGGCTTTTAGCAAGTCTTTGATGGATCAGTTGCTAAGAAGTATGTTTGACTCTGGTGCTGAAATCGAAAACGGTAACTGTATCATCTTCTGCTCTCCCATTATCAAGCAGGCTATTTCTGAGGTTTACGGACTACAGGAAAGACGTGACGGTGTTGGTGGCGTAGTAGTTAATACTGTGCTAACCGACCTCGGAGAACTTGAAGTGCGACTTACTCCATACATCACCGCTTCGACTTTGCTTGTTGCTGATGTTGAGAAGATTCGTCCTGTGGTTTGTCCAGTTCCTGGAAAAGGCTACCTTTTCGAGGAGGAATTGAGCAAAGCGGGCGCTTCTGAGGACTTGCAGTTGTATTCTCAAATGGGAATTGACTACAGCGCGGAAGAGTTCCACGGAACTATCACAAACCTGGCAACTAGCTAATCTGGAGGCAGAGAAATGAATGCATGGAAAGTTTTAATTTTCGCGATTGCTAGCCTGATGGTTAGCCATATCATCGACGTTCAAACCTCTGCCTATCAACCCGCTTCCGATATGATTGGGATTGAGCCTGCATTGCGGGCTCACCTCAACAGCGTGGAAAAGGGCATGATAGGAGATTTACAGTATTCAAGTCTTGGATCAGCTACTTCAAGCACCGCAACGATTAACGCAGGTATTAGCGCCGATGGCACTTATACTCGCTATATTCGCGTGGACTTGGACGATAGCAACGGCGTTCCCCACTACTGGTACAGCGCAGACGTTAGTGCGACAGTAACTTACACCAGCGCGAGCGGTGTGGTAGCTGTAACTAGCCCTGTTAATTTTATCGGTGGCAAAGGTGCGCTCAAGCTTGTTTATACAGGTAGCTGGGCGAATACTGATAGTTTGACGGTAACTTTGAATAGCACTTCAATTATGGGCTACACGGTTGCGACCGCGACCCATGTTGACAATTTGACCGACTAGGCTAGAGATAGCTGTATGGTTATGGGTGGGGTCTGCTCTTCGACCCCGCCTTTTTTAATTGCTGTATAATGTTGATGAAGAGCAAAAAGGAGAGCTAAAATGGCTAGAGTTAAATTTTACGGTAATGGGATGATTTGGGACGCTAAAAAGGATCGAGCGCTATTGAAATTCGAAAAGCACGCGGGCGGTTCTATGTATCTGGGCGCTTTGATTGTTGAGGATGACTATATCATTGAGCGCATGGAAGAATTGGGTTACAAGAAGCCGGAAAACGAAGGCGTTTTAAAAATGGGTGGATGGGAAGCGTTAGCAGAATCAGAAGCACCAAAAAAGCGCGGTAGAAAGAAGAAAGAAGCGGTCGAGGAATTGCCTACTGAAACCGAAAACGGCGAGACGGTAGAATAATTAGATTGATAGAGAGGTTGGCGCATGGCTCAGGTTTTTAATTCAGACGCAGGCGAGGCAACGAGTAATAGTTATGTGACTCTTGCCGAAGCTAACCAGTACATCGAAAATCGTTATGGGACTGGTTCAACTTGGACGACTTGGGACGCGCTGACCGATGCCCAGAAGCAGGAAAAGTTAATTCTGGGATGCGATTACATCGAGCAGAAATATAGCGAGAACTGGAATACAGGATATAGACAGGTAACGACACAGCGACTTTCTTGGCCTCGCCACGATGCTTACTACTATGAGAGCTACACGTACTTTCAGATAACAGACGTGCCACAGGAAGTTAAAGAAGCGCAGATAGAAGCTACTGTAGAGCTTATCAGCAACGAAACCGACCTATTGCCAAGCTATGACCGCTCAACCAAAAGCGAGAAGGTAGGTAGCTTGGAAGTCGTCTACATGGACAGCGCAGGCAATCTAAAGACGTTCCCGAAAGTTGTGGGCAGGTTGAGAAGATTGTTAACTAGCGGAATGCGGATGGTTCGGGGCTGATTTGTAACAAGAGGTATTGAGTATGAAGAATAGAAATAGCTGGACGATTTACGGCGTAGGGCAATATAAATGCGCTCGGAACGGTCACATTGTAGCGAGCTTTCCAGAAAACGGCGGGACTTTGGTTGTTTATAGCGAGAGCGTGAAAAACAGGCTTTTGGATGCTGGATGTAAATGCCCCGATGATATGGATGATGCGGAGTTTGAAGCGCTTGTTATAGAGCTAGGACTTAGCGAAGAGGTTGAAGAGGGTTAGTTATGCCGGGTGCGCTTGACTCAAGAATGCGAAACAGTGCGTTTCGAATGATTCGCAAGTACGGCAAGACGTTGACGTATACCGCTGTGACTTCTGCTGGTTATACTTCCGGTAGCGGGTTCGGTTCTGAATCGACAAGCGACACAAGCGTTATCGGTGTCATTCAGAAAATCGAGGCGAATTTGATCGACGGTACGAATATCCAGCGCGGTGACTTGAGAGTTATGATTGACGCGCTAACGCTCGACACAAACAGCATCACACCAAGCCAAGAGGATCGAATGACTATCGACTCTGATATTTACAAGATAACGATGATTGAGCCAGAATACAGTGGTGAGTTAGTAGCGTATTACACCTTTTTTATACGTAAAGGGCAATAGAGTAATGGCTTACAATCAGGCAAACGCGAGAATGGCGAAGTCGTTGAAAGCTTTCAAAGCTGGGCTTGATAAGTACAAGAAAGTTTCGGGATTGAGCATCGAGGGTACGATAAATGAATTGACCATGTTTATATACCGCGAAATCGTTGAGGGTACGCCACGCGATACAGGACGGGCTAGAATGTCATGGATAGCCGACAAGATGCAAACGAAGCGCATCAACTACCTACCTGCTGAGAAGAAGCGAGCAAAGAAGGGTCAGACGCAGGAGCGTTACAGCGAAGCAGAGATTGAATTGCATATTAGAAGCGAGCTAGGCAAGTTTGAGAAAGCCGACCTGGAGAGAATGCAAAAAGAATACAAAAACGTGATTTACACGAATCTAGTATATATGCCCCGATTGAACGATGACGGACACAGTAAGCAAAATCAGAAGTTTGTCGAGCAGGCTATTGACAAAGCAACACAGCGAATGAGAATGATGATTGATAAAGCGGTCAAGGACGCAGAGAAAAGGGTTAAATAATGACTACCTATGCAACAGCTACGGAAGCGATTTACGACTACTTTATTGACAACTTCACAGGAGTAAATACTGCGACAAATCTTGCTGTAGGAAGTAACGTCGATTTCACTCCACCAGCGAATCAGGCGTATATTCAAATCAATGTCTTGCCAGGCAACGAAATACAGACAAGCATGGGCACGCAAGCAAACTTTCAAAATAGCGGGCTTTTCGTTGTTGATATTTTCACTCCTGCGAACGCTGGTGACGTTTCCGCAAAAACTTTGATGCAAGAAGTACACAACCTTTTCAGGTTTAAACGGATCAGCACAGACATTCATTTCAAGGGTGAAATCAGCTCGCGAGAGTTCGGCGTAGACGGGCAATACTATAGAATGCAGACTACGTTGGTCTATCGGCGTAATGTAGTCTATACAAATACTGAGATTTGATATAATTGAAATAAATTTCACTTTATACTAGGCAGGTTAAAAAATGGCTTTTTCAGAATCAGATACCGCGAAACTCGGATACGTGACGGAATCAAGTTGGGGGACAACTGACAGCGCATCAAGGCAGTTGGTCAGGTTTACCAGCGAGGATTTGAACGACGATATCACCCCGTCAGAATCAGAAGAGATTACAGACGATAGACAGATTGACGATGTTGTGCAGGTAAGCAGGTCGGCTGTAGGTGGGTTTTCTCACGAATTGAGCTATGGGAACGTGGACGACTTTCTAGCTAGTGCGCTTGCTAGTACCTGGTCAGCGGACTATAGCTATACAGCGTCTACTATCAGCTACACATCTGGGACAAAAACACTTGCTGATTCAGGGAGCGGTTTCACTCCTGCAAGCTTGCCAGCCGGTAAATGGATTCAAGTTGTTGATAATACAAACGGCACTTGGTACGGACGCGTAAGCACTACCACTGCGACTACTTCCGCGATTGTTTTTGATTACGTCATCGGCTCGCTATCGGATCACAGCGCAGGAACGAGCGTAACGATTAAAAGTGACGGGATGTTGCGAAACGGTACTACAAAGACAAGCCACACTCTTGAAAAAGAAATGAACGATGTTACACAATTTTTCAGTTATACCGGGATGCGAGTTGGAACGGCTAGCTTAGCATTCGCGGCGGGTGAGAAAGTAACAGGCGCTTTTAGCTTCGTGGGTGAGAAGGGCGCAAGGGCTGGCAGTTCTGTAGGGACTGGAGCTGATACCGATGCGCCTACCAATCAGATTGTGACAAGCGCCGCTGACATTTCCAATATTCTTGAGGACGGTTCAGCTACTAGCGAAAGCTATCTTTCTATAGATTGGAGTTTGGACAACGGCTTGAGAGGTCAGCCAGAGATTGCAAGCCTTGAGAATGCAGGCGTTGGTTATGGTAAGTCTCGAATTACACTTGATATTTCAATGTACTTTCAAGATGGGACAGCATACGACCGTTACGCTAATAACACGGCTTATAACTTGTCATGGATGGCAACAGACAGCGCCGGGAATGTTTACATTTTTAGTGCATTGAGCGCGAAGCCTTTGACGAGTGCAAGCCCGATCACAGGGCCGAACGCAGATATAACTCTTAATCAATCTTTGCTTTGTAAGCGTAATTCAACTTATGACGCACAATTCCAGATTGATAGATTTGACGCATAGTTTTAAGTATGCTAGTATTTGAGTGAGCAAATGTGACATTGAAGCCCTGCCTGTACGATATCCCAGGTGGGGCTTTTTCATTTCCTGCTATAATAGTGCTATTCAACAACGGAGGGCATTATGTTGAGTATTGAAAAGAAGTTCGCGACCGACCTTGAAGCGTCAAAAGATGGCGTTTGGCACAGGATCGACGAAGAGACGCAAATTAAAGTTGCCAAAGCCAGAAACGAAAATTTCAAAAAAAGAGCTTTTGAATTATTCAATGAAAACAAAATCGAACTTTTTTCCAAGACTGGGAAGTTTACCGACCTGGATGAGAGCAAGCTTATGTCTCAATTGATAGCTGAGACGATTCTGATTGACTGGAAAGGCGTTAAGGATCAGGACGGCAAGGAAGTTAAATACACGCCCGAAATCGGCGCGCAGGTTTTAGCTAATCCAGAGATGGGCGATTTTTTGGAGCTTGTCCAGACTTGCGCTGAGAATGAAGAAGCGTATCGAAAAGCTGTTCTTGAAAAGGTTGAAGAGCAAGCAAAAAAATAGGTGAGTGGTGGGGCTTCTACGGGCCGAAGTATGAGCTTTGGCTAAAACATAAGGAGCAGGGCAAACCCTCGCCTCTCGATAACTTGCCTGAAACGCCACCGCTCGCAGTTGAGGCGGTTGATATGTTCTACATGCTTTCCTCGGCTCGTAGCTACTCAATGGGTATGGGTGGCGCTATGCCTGACTCTATCAAGCTGTCAGAAATCGAGGCAGTGCAAAAAGTGTATAATATAGATAGCGTTGACAGAAAGCTGTTCAATATCCGTATCATTTTGGCAATGGATTCGCAATGGTTGCATTGGCGCTTGAAATTTATTGAATCGCAGAGGAAATAGAGATATGGCAGGCCCTACCTTAGAACTTGACATAAGCACTGACGGAGTTGTGCGCGGTGGGCGTGTGGCTAGTAACGTGCTTGACGATATTGCAAAATCTGCATCTTTCACAGCTCTACAACTACAGAAGTTAAATTCAAACTTCGACAAGAGCGCAAAGGGTGCGGATAATTTAACGCGTCAAGCCCGTGGCATGAAAAAGGAAATGAGTTCTCTTCGCAAGGTTGTAGGGCTCGCCGCTGGTGCGTTTGCTGGTTTTCAATTCCTTCAATTTTCGCGTGACGCTTTAAACGCTCGACTAGAGTTGAATAGGATGGAACTTTCCTTGCGATCCATAACAGGATCAAGCGCCGAGGCGGCTAAACAATTGCGATTTGTGAGGAATACGGCATCACAGTTAGGGCTTGACTTTCGAGGTGTGGCGGGAAGTTATTCTCAACTTCTAGCTTCTGCGAAGTCGGTTAATATCTCGACAGAGGTTACCCAAAAGCTTTTTAAGAATGTCAGTTCAGCGACTAGGGCGCTCGGTTTAAGCACTGATCAAACAAAGGGTGCTTTCCTGGCATTTTCCCAGATATTGTCAAAAGGTAAGTTGTCAATGGAAGAAATCCGGCAGCAGTTGGGCGAACGTATTCCCGGCGCGATGGGTATTTTTGCCGATGCGCTAGGTATTAGCGTGCAGGAGTTCGACAAGCTTGTGAGTAGCGGGAAACTGATGGCAGAGGATGTTATCCCTTTGGTGGCTGATGAGTTCGGGAAGTTCACGAAAGACGCGCAAAAGGCAAGCGGTGACTTGCAATCGAAGTTCAATGAATTGAACACAGCTTGGTTTGATTTCCAAACGACTGTCTTGGATGGTGGCTTGCTTGATGGAATTAAACAAATACTATCAGTCACTAAAGAAATGGTGCAAGCTTTATCAGACGGCTCTAGGGAGTTGGGTAAGCTGTTCGCAAGGTCAGATCAGGCGCAAGCTAGAATATTAGCAAGAATGAAGAAGGACCCGAATATGCGACCGGGGCCGGGTGGTGTTGATTTGTTTGGGACTCAAACTGAATCAGATAGCGGTGGATTTTCTACAGGTATTTTTCCGTCCTCTGATTTGTTTAGCGCAACGCCTAAACCACAATTGAGATATAAAGATTTAATCTCAAGCACAATGCGAAAAGCAAACCAAAATATGCGCAAAAAGCAAAGGCAAGATAAAGTCTTGGAGAAGGCTAGGGCTAGTGGTAAGAAAAAGAAGCCAGCTAGAGAAGAAAGCTATAGCACTCCATTAATTGACGACTTTTTCGACTTGTCAGCTTATGCCAATGGTGGAGCTACTGAAATGGTTTTGAAAGATGAAGTCGAAGCTATGCAAAAGCTTGAGAAAGAGGGGCGCTCACTTGTCGAAAGATATCAGACAGTAGAGCAGAGATTGAACGCGACGAAAGCGAGAGCGAAAGAATTGAGGCGTGCGGGGGTTATTACAGAAAAAGAGTACATGCAGATAAGCGAGCAGATTTCAAGCCAGTTCGACGACCTAGAAGAAAAGAGCGTCGAAAGCTTCAATGTTATGGAGCAAGCTATGCAAGGTTGGGCCAACTCATTCACCGATACTTTTGTCGATGCGCTAACAGGCGCGCAATCCAGCTTCAGCGGATTTGTAAACAGCATACTAAAAGACTTGCTTCGACTTAGCGTGCAACAGAACATCACGAAACCGCTTTTCGATAGCTTGGGTGGCGGGGGTGGCTTTCTTGGCAAGCTGTTCGGCGGTAGCAAGCACTCAGGCGGTGTGGTTCCGGGCCGACCTGGAGAAGAACGATTGATGATGTTACAGGCAGGCGAGCGCGTTATCAGCAACGGGCAAAATCAGGCTATGGCAAAATCCGGCGGGATGAATGTCAATATCTACAACAATTCAGGCGCGCAGGTGCAAGCTACACAGCGCCAAGGGTCGAACGGTGTCGAGCTTGATATAACCATTGATAAGATCGTCGCTGAAAAGCTATCCAGCCCTAGCCGTTCAAGTAGCGCGCTCAAGAATGTTTACGGATTAAGACCGAAGGGATATTAAAATGTCTAATACTTGGCCTTTTGGATTGACAGATAAGCCTTTAGTCGATGGCTACAGCGAGGGACAGCCTGACACGATTTTAGAGACGCAGTTAGACAGTGGCCCACCTTCAAGGCGCAGGGTAGCTACTGACGCGCCGAAGCCGATTACATGCGTTTTTGAATTGGACTATACCGATGTAGCAAGTTTTCGCACTTTCTACGAGACAACGCTCTCAGGCGGTTCAGATACGTTCCAATGGAATGATCCGATAGACGGGTCGCAGTACAATTGGCAATTCACAGGTGCGCCACAAATCAGCGCGGTGGGTGGGCGATTGTATCGCGTAACTTGCAATCTTCTCAGGTTGGTTAGCTAATGGCACGAACGCTATCTAGTGCATTAAAAACAGAGGCAGAGGCGCAAAACCAGACGGACGCGCTTTTAGCTTTAGTTAAAATCGAGCAGGCCGATATATCGACGCTTTACCTCGTCAAAAACGGCGAGAACGTGACGAGCAACAGTCAAGTATATACCGCGTTCCCGTTTGACA